TTCCCACGGCATAGTCTTGTGCCCCGGCCGGACGGCTAGGACACCGACCCTGGAACGGGCGACGAAGGAGCCCGTATGCAAGGTCAGTGCGCGCCGCGGACTCGAACCGCGGAGTATGCCATTCGCGCTTTGCGGCGTGATTTCTACCATCACGGCTTGTCAGTGAGCGGCATTCCACGACCGGCCCATGTGGTCGTGAAACGCGTTCTCCTCGGCCTCCTGAAGCGCACGCTTGTACAGCCCGATGAGGTCCGAAGCTCCGCGCGAGCAGAGCGTGCCGTTCGCCCACTGCCGCTGGAGGTGACGCCCGTAGGTACCAGGCCCGAACACGGCGTCGTCCGCCGTAAGCCACGCCCAGTCGCTCTGCGCGACCTTGGCGTCGAGGGCTGCGATGTACGCGTGCTGCTTGACCGTTGCGCTCATGGTCCGTTCTCCTCTCTCCGCGGGGTTCGGGGTGAACCCCTAGCTCACCGCTCCGGGCACGGCCGACGAAGGAGGCCGTATCCCCCACCGCAGTCTGGGAAGCGTTTCCCCCGCGGCGTGGGGGTTCGCCTCCCGTCGTACGCGCACGGGCTGGCGCGGGGGGTGGGGTGCGCGGGTTGGGGGTGGAGCCTGGACGAGACCCCCTGGTCCCCCCGGATGGGGGTTGGTTTGTTATCATGACGATGGGGCAGGTAATTTTTAGGATTTCGGGAACCGGACATTTCACAGTTTGTCTTCTTTTTAGGCCACAATCTTTCTTATATGTGAGGGTTCAGCGATAGGACATATAATGTTTGGAGCATTACGACGACTTCTGATGTCTGGGGACATCGCCGGGGTGCTCCAGAGCTCCCGTCGTGCCTTTCAGGACCTTGTTATGGGGTCCCCGGTGCCGAACGAGGCTTCTCGGGCGCGGGCGCTTGAAGGTCTGAATGAAAGAGGCGGATTTTCTGACCGGCCTGTTTTCAGCCCGAATCCCCCTCGCGGCGTGACGATGGACCAGGGAACGCGCCCTGCTTACACGCTGCCTTGGGAGTCGCCTCGGTACTACTACGAGACTGCTCGCGGCTATCCTGGGGTTTACGACACGGCTGGCCCGGTGCGTCGCTCTTACTACGCTGGCCCGACTTCTTCGGAGATTGTTGCTCCGTACGAAGGAATGAGAGTTCTTCCGGAGGGCGGTCGCTATAACGCGGATTGGGGCGAGTACTGGGGCGAAACTCCTCCAGGTCCGTGGATGGGTCGAGGCTCCGGAACCGAGTGGAGCGAAATGCCATTGAACGGCATGGATGGCAGAGATGGAACTTATTTCGAAGCATGGCCTGGGCCGCGTCCGGCATTTGGTTCCCCTGAAACCTGGACAGACCGTCCTCTCTACCCTTGGCAGCGATTTGCTGAGACTGGAAGGCCTACGCCGGTTCGTCCTGGTACGCCTAGTATCGGCAATCCTATCCCGTTCGAGGATATTATGAGGGCTCAGGGCAGTCTTCTTGGCAGTCCTTACTACGGTCCATACATCGCTTACTGATAGGAAATATTATGCCAATGGTTAACGGTAAGAAGTACCCGTACACGAAGGCGGGCAAGGCTGCTGCAAAGAAGGCCGCAAAGAAGAAGACGGCCAAGAAGTCCACGAAGAAGCGGACGGGGATGCGTCTTGGCGGCTAAACCTATTTGGGAGAAGAAGAATCCCAAGAAGAAGTCTAAGAAGCTGACTTCGTCTCAGAAATCTGCGGCAAAGTCGCGGGCTAAAAAGGCCGGAAGGAAGTATCCGAACATGGTTGACAATGCATGGGCAGCGCGTCGTGGCCGCTAAGAAGAAGGATTCTCGCCTGAAGAACGCCGGGGTTTCTGGCTACAACAAGCCGAAGCGTACGCCGAGCCACCCAAAGAAGTCTCATGTTGTCGTTGCTAAGCAGGGCAGCAAGGTGAAGACTATCCGTTTTGGCGAGCAGGGTGCTAAGACGGCGGGAAAGCCAAAGAAGGGCGAGTCTGCTGCAATGAAGAAGAAGCGCGCCTCGTTCAAGGCTCGGCATGGAAAGAACATTGCGAAGGGCAAGATGTCAGCCGCTTATTGGGCAGATAAGGTCAAGTGGTAGGTAAATTGGACTGGATGCTTGACATCTATTTGGACCGATTACTAGAATCTAACTGGTGTGGCGCTCTTGAAAGCGCCACAACTAGTTAACTAGGGTAACTAGGAAAATGGCGAATACTCCAAAGCATAATATTCGCAACGAATACGCTTCTTGGCTTGCTACGCCTCAAAGGCTGAGAGTCTCTCTTAATCTTCCAAAGACAAAGACTGCCTTTGCTGAGATGAAGGGCGTTTCGGTCAAGACGTTGCGACGTTGGGAGAAGTCTCCTGAATTTGCCGAAATCGTAGAACAGCGCAAGAATGAGTCGCTGAATAATGTTACGAACTCGGCCGTTGCGGCTATAGGTCCTCCTCGTCCCGCTACTCATGGCAATACAAAGCTGAAGAAGCTTGAGCCTGCAACTATCGAAGACGACCCAGTCTGGGACGAAGACCTTTCTCCCGAAGAACTGAAGTATCGCCAAGTCAAGGATACTTTGGTCCAGATGGCCATGGATGGTTCCCAGCAGGCTATCGACCTTTATCTCAAGCATTATGGCAAGCCTTTTATTGCTGCTGAGCAGAAGGACGATTCGCTGTTCGAAGGCATGACGGATGAGCAGTTGGTCAAGGAAATTGTCCGCGTTGTTGGCGTTGAACGCCTTACTCAGACCATTGCGGAGATAGCCGCAGCATGAAGCGCCGTGAGAAGCTCGAGCGGCTTTTTATCGAGGCCAAGTGGCGGCAGTACCAGAGCGACCCTGCCAGCTTCTTCTCTGAGGCCCTTCAGGTGCCCGCTGGCGAGATTTTAGGAGGCGCTAAGGGTCGGACTACCTTCGAGCTCTTTGACTACCAGAGAGAGGCTCTCAGAGCGTTTAGGGACAATCGCTATCTTATTGTGCTTAAGGCGCGTCAGCTGGGCCTTACAACGCTGGCAATGGCTTATGCGCTTTGGATGCTCGTTTTCCGGCCCGGAAGTAATATCATTCTGGTATCACGGAGCCAGACTGCGGCCGATAAGGCGCTAGAACTTATCGATTTCATGTGGTCGTTCTTGCCGCAATGGGTGCTTGACCGCGGTCCGAAGCTTGAAAATGACGCCGCAAAGCACCATTCCTACCGTTTTGACGACGGAATGGTCTCACGAATCACGTCTTACGCCGCTACAAGAACCGTGGCGGCCGGTCAAACGGCAACTCTGGTGCTTTGGGATGAGGCCGCTCTGGCCGAATATCAGGAAGATGCGCTAAGAACGCTGCTTCCGACCACTGACGCGGGTGGTTCTATCATTGTTTTCAGCACCGCCCGAGGCGGTCACAACACTTTTGCCAGAGTTTACCGGGCAGCAGAGCGGGGCGAAAACGAATTTAAGACACTTTTCTACCCTTGGCACGTCTCAAGATTTATGAATCCAAAGGTAGAGCAGGGCGAAATCGATTATTCGCTTTACGACGGCAAGAAAAGGGCCATGTCAAATGAGCCATGGCTGTTTTACGCCGAGTATCCAAGCGACGCGGACGAAGCATTCAGGCAATCGGGACGCTCAAGGTTCGCAAATCTTCCTCCGACAGAAGAATTTGACGATTTCCCACTGCGCGGACGGCTTGTTTCTTCAGAATTTGCGGGGTATCAGTTCGTTGAGGACCCTGATGGTCCGCTTTTTATGCGAGAATCTGCGCTTAATGGCACTCCTTCGGGCTTAAAATGCGTGATTTCGGTTGACCCAAGCTCTGGAAACGGCGGGGATTACACTGCCATCACCGTTGGTTGGGCAAATCATGACGGCGTACCTGAACGAGTTGCTTATTGGTACTCGAACATGACCGAACCGACCGAATATGCCTACGATGTTATGCGTTTAGGGCATTTCTTTGCCGGGGATAACAACAGACCGGCTCTTGTTGCCGTAGAAAAGCAGGGTGGATTCGGGGATACGGTCATTCATGTGCTTCGGGGGGAGAATTATCCGAACCTGTACATCTATCGGTACACCGGGCACCGCAAATACAAGCAGGAACAGGCTTACGGGTTCCCAATGAGCCCGACACGACGCCAGTTGGTGGTCGACACGCTGGCAAAGTGGCTCGATTTCGAAAACGGCAATGTCATGATTGGCATCGACAAGGCTTTGAGGCGAGAACTGGGCGCATTTGTTGTTCGCCACGACGGAAGGGTGGCTGCGGACGTAGGCATGAACGACGACCTGGTCATGTCAACCGCCATCTGGGCTTATGTGGTGGAGGAAAACGGTCCATCGGCCACAAATACCGTTACTAGCGAGCCGTTCGAGACCGCTCAGGTGTTTAATGTCGACCACATCTGGGATGAGGCAGCGCAAATCTGGGCATTGCAGGACAAACTTGATAGGCAATGGTCGAGAAGGGCCGGAAGGGTTATGACATGGCGGTGAAGGTAAAGCCTTACGAGCTGAATCAGATGCAGGACCTTGTTCGTCACTCGGTCGCGGTCATGGACCAGACGCATCAGCGTTGGCGCACCCTTGAGGCGCTGTATCGCACTGGCTCGCTGGAGCAAGCTGACCAGGTTACTGCGGGAAAGCTTGTGGAATTTTTCCCCGACATGTCCCAGCACACTGTCAACATGATTCTTCCGCACATTAACATCATTCTTGCATCCGTTGTCGCCAAGGACCCGAACTTTATTTCTGTCCCAATCCAGGGCGGGGATGCTGCCGAAAAGTCGGCCGTTGTTGCAGATGCCGTAGTTAATTATTTCTGGAACAGGCTTCGGACTACGCGAGAACTGCGTGATGCAACCGCAGACGCTGTTCGGCTTGGGTCGGGATTTATTAAGGTTGGCTGGTCGCACCTTGAGGTTGAGGAAGAGATTCCCCAGGAAGAGCTTCGTCGCATTGCTCTTGACGAGCTTGAGAAGGAACGGCTAAGCGCACGTCTTGAGGGCCGTGCGCCCGAAACCGACATTGAAGTTATTGAGCGCGGCGTTCCGAATGCTCGGATGCGTGTTATTAAGTCTGAGCCTTTTGCTGAGTATGTTTCTCCTTACGACATCTTTGTGCCGTCAAACACTCGTCGCATTGAGGATGTTGACTGGATTGCGCACCGAATTACGCTGCACGTCGATGCGGTTCTTGCTAACCCTGAGTTTGATGTCACCGAAGAGACTCTCGTCCGAGACGGCAACACGGTTAATCCGCAGGACGAATACCAGGCTGAGTGGCGTCGTCAGGTCGATGATGTTCACGGAATGCATTTTTCCGACCTGGCTCTTGACACCGCTACGTTCTGGGAATTCTACGACATGCGGACGCGCAAGCTGACCGTATTCCAGCTCGAGTCCCCGGACCCGATGTGGGAGGGTGATATCCCTTGGTCTCACCGTTATCCGCCTTTTGTGCATGTTCGCAACTACACCTCGACCGGGAATGACTTCTGGGGATTTGGCGACGTTGAGAATATTGCCAACATCCAGCACATGTTCAATGAGTTCCTTACTGAGCAGATTGAGAACGCGCGACGCTCTGGGCAGAAGTATCTTGTGCGTAAGGACGCAGTAACCCCAGAGCTTGTTGCTGCGCTTGAGTCTTCTGAAGCCGATGTTGTTGCGCCCGTAGAGATTACGAACGGCGAGCCGCTTGACAACATCCTTGTGCCGGTTTTCCGTTCTGCTCTTTCTAACGACCTGTATACGGCAAAGCAGGAACTTCAGCTCTACATGCAGGATGTTCTTGGTATCAACGATTTCCAGGCCGGTGGGGTTGGCGCAGACCGCATGAGTGCTACCGCGGCCGCTGTGGTCGAGGGCGTTGCAACGCTTCGCGCTCAGGACAAGATTATGAGCGTTGAAGAAGCAGCGGCGGGTATCGGCCAGCAGATTCTTCTGCTTTGCCAGGAATATCTTGACGAGCCAACTGCTATTCGGATTGCTGGGGTTGAGGGCGCGGAGTGGCCCGAGGTTTCTAAGTCCGACCTTTACGGCGAGTTTCTTATCTCCGTCGAAGGCGGTTCTCTTAAGGCTGTCAACCCTGCTGCCCGAGAACAGAAAGGGCTCCGACTCCTTTCGGAGGTTACTCCGCTTCTTGTCAATCTTGGTTACGACCCGGAGCCTGCGCTTCGCACGGCTCTGCGAGACCTTGGCTTCGACCCTGACCTTATGCTCCAGAAGGCTCCACAGCAGCCGATGATGGGTATGCCTGGGGCTGAGGCTGGAACTCCGTCTGCTGGACAGCAGATGGCGAACATGGGTGGGCCTGGACTTCAGGCCGACTTTCAGGAAAGCGGAGACATCGCGCTTTAGTTAGGAGCAATCATGGAAGAAGAGCTGGACATGGAGGCCATGAACATGATGGCCGGCCCCGCCATGGGCGGGATTGACGAGATGGGCACGACTACCGTTGAAGTGCCGAATTATGCGCTTGCTGCCGTTACCGAGCTGATTTCTATGCTTGAGGAGCAGATGGGCGGCGGTGCTGCGCCGGAGATGCCCGCTGGTGGGATGGAGGACATGGCTCTGTAAATGTCCCCTTTTGGCCACATATAACAATATTTGTGCACGGAGAACACGACCTTTGCAGGAACCCAGAAAGGGCACTCCGAAAAGGTCATTCAACGGGAGCACTAAAAAGTGGATATTCGCGAGGCTTTTGAAGCATCATTGACCGAGCTGGGAATTGACAACCTTGACGACACTCCTGAAGACCTCCTCGAAGGAATCGTCAACGAAGCGGAAGAGGAAGAGCCCAAGGATGGGGGCGAATCCGACGACGTGGTTGAAGAGCCCGAGCCGCTTTCTGATGACGAAGAGCAGACCGAAGCTACTGACTCGGAACTAATTGACATCAAGGAAGGCGCAAGCATTCGCCTGCCGGATGGGACAGTTGTCCCAGCGGACAAGGCAGTGCTTATGCAGTCCGACTATACGCGAAAGACTCAGGAACTTGCTCAGCAGCGCAAGGAACTCGACAGTAAGGTTGAAGAGTTTCGTGGGTACGAGCAGCAGGTCCGACAGTCCTACGAACAGATGCGTTCATGGTACGAAGAGCGTGCTTCGAACCCATCGGCTTGGATTGCGGAAATTGCTTCTCAGTCTCAGGATGCAACCGGAATTGTCGCCAAGGCGCTGTATGACCTTGCTGAGAGCGGTGTTCTCGACCCGAAGTTTGTAGAGACGTTTGGGCTCAAGTCTGGCGTCGTCTCTGAGGAGGCTCACCGTTCAAGGATTGAGAATGAACTCAATCAGCTGAAGAATTCTATGCAGCAGAAGGAAATGACCGAAAAGCAGCGCGAGGCCGAACGTGAGCGTCAGACCCTCGTACAGAAGCGTGCTGAGGTCTATGAGCGAGAGTGGGAGCAGATTAAGGCCAAGAACAATCTGTTCTTTAAGGACCGAGTCGAAGAAATTGACGCGAAGCGTCAGCTTCTCCAGTTTGCCATGGAGAACAAGGTGACGAAGTCGCTAATTGACGCGTATGATTTGATGGCAGTTCGGACGGGTCGTTTTAGTGCAACGCAGTCGCAGCCACCTGCGGCTGACGTTTCTGAAAACAAACGCGCTTCACGAGCGGTAACGCCCAAGACCAGCGTTTCGGGAGCAACCAAGCGGAGCAAGAAGCAAGTTTCTGACCGCGAGGCAATTCTTGAAGCAATGGAAGGGCTGTCGCTCTGAGCCAGACCTGGAGAATGACAAATGGCAGCACTCGGAGCTGAAGCTTATACCGAGCTGGTTGCGTCTACGCTGGAGCGAATTGAGTCCCAGCTGGTCGACCAGATTTTCACTCGGCACCCTACGCTTGAGATGTTCAAGCAGTACGTTAAGTCGTACACCGGCCGCAGCATGGTCCTCAACATCGAGGCCGCTGAGGACGACAACACCGTTGTCACCGACGACAGCGGGACGTTCGCGCTCGACCGTTCGCCCGACATCATTGGTGCGGCGGAGTACAACTGGTCGAAGCCGTACGTTTCGAAGGTCCGCATCGACTGGTACACCCTCCAGAAGAACACGGGCAAGGAGGCTATCGTTAACCTCCTTGAGGCCCACCTGGAGAACGTGAAGAAGTCGCACGCGAAGCGCATCGTTCAGGGCCTGCACAAGGCCGCTGGCAGCGTTGGCGCGGGTGAGTTTAACTCGCTGGACCAGGTCGTCGGCACTCACGCTGACACGGCGACGCTCGGCGGTATTACCGCCGACGACGCCGACCACTACTGGAACGCTACGCGCCTGACCATTCCGGTCTCCACGGAGGCTGGCGGTCAGACCATCCGCAAGGCTTTCCGCACCATGCGCAACGAGCTGATGGTTAACACCAGCAACGACGCGCAGGTCACGCACATTATCGCGGGCCGCAAGGTCTTCGAGGAGTACGAGGACAGCTTTGACGACAAGGTTCGTTACATGCTGGTCCAGGGTGACTCCGGTCAGGGTCAGTTCCGCGTCATCATGGACGGGGACATTGAGGTCCGCCTCGACCCCGACTGCCCCGAGGACCGCGCGTACTTCCTGGATGTCAACTCCTGGCGCTTTGGCCACCTGAATGGCAACTTCATGAAGGTGCAGCCGGCGCAGACCATCCAGGGCACGCTGGACTTCATCACCCCGATTGCCTCGGTGCTTTCGGTTGGTGTCAACCAGCGCCGCAACCAGGGCCTGCTCATCCGTACGGGTGGCGTTTACGACGAGTCCTGATAACGGTTAGCCGTTAGGCTTGGGGGGCCGGGGTTCGCCCCGGCCCCCTAGCCGTAGGAGAACTTGTGAACGCAAACATTAGCGCCGACGGGGTCGACTATCAGATTGTTCTGACAAACCCGGACGACCACATCCAGAGGCATTTGCTGGGTGGCGAGCCGTACGAGCATAAGATGCTGCGGGATATGGCAAATCGTTGCCGCGGCGTTGTGGTAGATGCCGGGGCAAACATTGGCAACCATACCCTGTACATGGCAAGCCGCGGGTTTCCAGTGTTTGCGTTTGAGCCAGACCCGGTGTTGGCAGATGCGATTGTAGAGTCGGCAGAACTAAACGGTCTGAATCATGTGCATGTTGCGCCTATTGGGTTAGGGTCTGAAGCGACGACAGGGCGGTTGGTTGACGGGCCGGACGGAAACGTGGGTGGCCAGTCGTTAAAGGTGGACCGTCCGGGTGTTGACGTTCTACCGTTGGACGAGTTCGATATTCCCGCGTCGGTCATTAAAATTGACGTAGAAGGCATGGAATTCAAGGTTTTGCACGGGGCGCGTGAGACGATTGCAAAGTACCGGCCTTTGCTGTATGTAGAGAGCCACCGTTGGGGTCCGCTGGCTAAGTGGGCGAAGGACAACGGGTATGTGCGTAAGGCGAAGTTTAATGCTACGCCTACATATCTTTTGGTTCCGGGCGAATGATGCTTCCTAAGGATGTAGACGGGCTCATTTCGGACGAGCAGGGCCAAATCATGCAGCAGTATGCTCGTGAAATGGTTAATGATGTGGCTGTAGAAATTGGCAGTTATCGGGGAAAGTCCGCCTGTTACATCGGGTCTGCTATGCCGGATACGGCTCATTTGTATTGCATCGACCCTTGGAACAACTCTAATGTAAATCGGTACGGGTTTAGGTTTACCGACGAAAATTTGTCAATGTTTAAAAAGAATGTGCGGCTTTGCGGGTTGGAGTCTCGCGTAACGCCGATACAGGGGTTTTCTAGCGAGGTGTCTCCGTCGTGGGAAAAGCCTATTTCTTTGCTGTATATTGACGGGGGTCATGAATACGAAGAAGTCTTAGCAGACATAGATGGGTTTTTGCCGCACATGGTTTCTAAGGGAGTAATTCTTTTTGACGACTATTCGAATGCCTTTCCCGGTATTGTGAGTGCGGTGCAGGAACGATTTGACGAAGTGGTATTGCACGATGTTGGCGTTTATCTAAGTAAAAAGAAGAACGGTGAACAGCGTTATCTTGCCGCAGTGAGGATTCCATGATTCCTAAGACTATTCACCGCATTTGGGTCGGTGGCCCAATGCCGCAGATTTACCAGAACTACGAGAAGAAGTGGCTGGAGTTGAACCCCGGCTGGTCGGTGAAGACGTGGGGTGACGACGACTTTGGTTGGATGGCCAATCAGGAATTGTTTGATAAGGCTGAAGAGTATGCGCCGGCCGATGGTGTGGGGCAGTTTAGGTCGGATGTTGCCCGCTACGAAATTCTTCACCGTTTTGGTGGTGTGTATGTCGACTGCGACGTAGAGCCGCTAAAACCGTTTGACTCGCTGCTGGGGCCGGAAGGTTTTGCGGGCTGGGAGGTTGACGGCGAGTTTGTTGGAAACACGGTGCTGGGTTCTGCGCCGGGTAACCCGTTTTTTGCGGCGATGATTGATGCAGCGCGAGATGGAGCGAAGGCGAATAAGGGCCGGGCGGTGACGTGGATGACGGGGCCGCGAACTTTGACTAAGTTGTATAACGCCTGGGCAGACAAGCAGAATCTGCATGTGTATCCGCAGAAGTATTTCTTTCCATACTCGTATAACGACCTGAAGAAGGGGGTGGCTCCGGAGTCTAAGAGTTACCCGGAGGCGTATGCGGTGCATCATTGGGCGCACCAAAGGGAGAAGCGAGGCCGCCCTTTAGTCGGTAGCGGTAACGGAAACCTATCGGTCTCTATTATGGCGCACCGGAAACGGGAGCATTGGGTGCCGCTGTTGCAGGAGCAGGTGCCGCAGGCGCTGGTCGTGTGGGACCGGAAGAACGACCGCTGGGATACGGGCGCGCGGTCGCTGATGGCGTACGACCGGGACGCCGAGTGGCACATGGTCATTCAGGATGATGCGCTGCTACCGCCTGATTTTTACGCTGGCGTAGAAAAGATGCTGCGTCATGTCCCCCCGGCTCATCCCGTTGGCCTGTATTACGGGCGAGTTCGGCCACGGTCAAACGACACGCACGGCCTTGCCGTTCGGGCTAGGCGGGAAAATGCGTCTTTTATCCTCCATAATGGGCCGTGGTGGGGTGTAGGAATTGTTATTCCGACAGACCATATTCGCAGTATTGTAAAGTGGGGGGACGAGAACCAGCAGATTCCGAACTATGACCGGCGCATTTCTCGCTGGTACGGGATGCAGGATATTCCCTGCTATTACACGAATCCGTCGCTAATTGAGCATCGGACGGAGGATAACCCGTCTTTGGTTCCGGGCCGAACGGGTCAAAACCGGCGTGCGTGGGAGTTTGTGGGGCCACAATCCGCCCTAGATATGGAGTGGTCTGGGCCTATTGTGCGAGGTGCAATGTGAATCTTTCTGAACTTCGGGATAGAGTCAGGGCCCTTACTGGCATTCGCCTAAACACCCTTCGTAGTGACGAGGCAATTGACGCTGTTCTTAATGAGTCGTATTTCGAAGTACTTAATCTTGGGAATTGGCCATTTCTGACGAATAGCACAACCGTATCTGTGGCGGCTGGTGCTACCGAATTTACTTCTCCGACTGGCTATGACGAAATTTCTTCTGCTACTTATTCTACCGATTTGCAGTCTCAGGTTCGCCTGCGTCAAACTACTATGGACGAAATTGATTTTCTTGACCAGGACGAAGAAGGTGACCCTTCTCTTTATGCTCGCATCAATGAGACAGATTTTCGAATCTGGCCTAGCCCCACTGTATCGGTTCAGGTAAACCTTCGCGGCAAGACTGCTTCTAGCTCTCTTACGTCTGATTCATCTGAGCCAGTTTTTGGAGAGCAGTTCCATCCAATGATTGCTTATAGGGCTGCTTCTAAGATTCTTGCCGAAGAAGGCGACGACTCAGGTCGTTCTCGCTCTTATCAGGAAGAAGCAAACGTAATGTTTGCAAGAATGCAACGATTTTATTTGACTTCAAATGACCACGGGCTTATTGTTATGGGTTCTAACCGCAGGCGGCGGTACGTCGATGGCCGTTAATCAAACCTTTATTAATGATTTTAGCGGAGGCGAAATTGCACTTCGTTCTTCTCTAGAAGCAAAAGAAAACCAGTGGTTGCTTCTAGAAGGTTTTGTGCTTGACAATAACCGCCGTTTGCGGGCCCAGTGGGCTGGAGCAACCTGGGTTGTCAGTCTTGGTGGTAGCTAATGTCTTTTAATATTGAAGACTTTGGGTTGATTGAAGACTGGATTGTCGCTGTTTCCGATGACACGGGAACTGCCGGTTGGTACATTGCTCAACTTCCTGACGGGCTTGATGCTCCTGAATGGGAGCAGATTACAACGCCTGACGTTGACGGCAAGATGCGTATTATTGGCACGATGGCGTATCAGGTTCAGGACAGTGGCGATGTTTTTTGGGTTGACGCACTTCTTTGCAACTCTTCTACTGAACTGACTATTGACCCGTTTATTATTTACATCGACCCACGAACCAATTTTCCCGATGTAAAGTCATGGTCAAACAACTACCCAGATGCAGAAGGTGGTACATCTAACTCTATGCCCCACGCGGGTCGTTGCACGATGTGGGGAGACTTTCTTGTACTTGGTGACATCAATTGGAAGGCTGACCCCGACCAGTCTTTTAATGCCTCTAACCAGTCTCGATACAGCCACGGGCTATGGTTTTCTATTCCAGGAAAGACTGACACCTGGGACCCTATTGACACCGTGTTTACTGGCCAGAAGGCTGGCGGGAATGTCGTGCAAGGAATGTTCCCGCTTGAACCTGGGCTTCTTGTTGTTACCTGCACGCTTGTAGCACTACTCCAGGGTTCGCCTGACGACTTTCTTTACCGAGAACTTCGCGCGGGAATCAGCAATTGTGGAAGAAACGGAGTTAATAATTGGGCCGCAAAGGGCGGAGTTGTTTTTGGCAACAACCTTGGCGACGTTTGGTTTACCAATGGAGAGTCTTTCCAAAGGTTTGATGAAACAATTGAGATTGACGACTTTCGTTCCATTGCGGCATTTGGCGAATATCTTTTTGTTTCGACATTAACAGGAACAAAAGTTTTTAGGCTTTACGAAGAAAACGGTGGCTGGACAAGTCTTACTGGCGTGTCTGGGTTTGCTAAGATGGAAGCAACAAACAGGTTTCTTCTTGGCATTGAGGCAAGAGAAGCCGGTGGTTCATTCATTCTTGACGACCCCGTTTACGGAGAGCTTGATTCTGAGTACACGCTTTGGAGCGCAGACCGTTTGCTGACAGCATTTGATTTTGATTCAGAGAATCGTGGAACTTTTAACGGTCGCAATCTTCGCTCAACCATCCGCAGCAGGCCGCTACCAGGCGGGGGTCACGAGGTTCGTTTCTGGCACAGGTTTGGCGTCCGAGCTAAGGGTTCAGGTTCTGTTGTCAAGGCAACATCCCGTCCATCTGCTGACGCAGAGGAGCGCGGGTATGACACCAGGCTCCGCGGTAAGCTGGACCGCAGGTTCGACTATGTCTTCGATGCGCACGGTCCATCGCTTGAGGCAACCTTTGATGTTGAGTTTGACGGCGATGTTTCTGTTGAGCACATGACAGTCTGGGAGCACGGTGGAAGACTCGACAAGTAAGCCACTCAGCCGAACCTTCGGTATTCCTGCTGCGCGTAAGGGCTCAATTAAAAACAATGAGTCCGAGATTCTTCTGCTTAAGAGGCGCATCAAGGTTCTTGAGGAGCGTTTTCACGGGCTTGTTTACTACACTACTCAGACTGAGGTGACGATTACTGCGGCCGGAACGTATGTTGACCTGCCGTTCACGGGCACACTTGGTGAAGCAGAGGGTGTTGCGTCCGTTTCTGGAAAGTTGGGGCTAAAGAATATTTCCTCAAAGCCCTACTACGTCGACGTAACTGCCACTGCTGACCTTGAGGCCAAGGGCTCCGCCAAGGAGATGGGGCTGCGTATCGTGAAAAACGGGTCGAGCCTGAACGGCGCAGAGTGTCGGGCGACCGTGGCAAACAACTACATCGGCAAACTGCACTCTTTCGG